CAAGAAAAGAATCTATTGTTGATGTTTCCAGCGATTTACCTCAAGAAACAGATGGGGTCAGCATACCAACAAGTACATACTTGGATATGTTAAAAACCAGAGGTGAAACAGAGTTAAGATTGCTATCAACTAATGAAATTGTTGATGGTAGCTTATATATGGGTGGTACTAAACAATACAACCAAGATTTTTTCCTTGGGGATGTTGTTATGTGTGCTGACAGTAAACTTGGATTTTTAACGCAACAAAGAATTACTGCTGTGAATCAAGTTTGGGATTCTAACGGTTATTCTATAGAAGTTACTTTGGGTGATGATATACCAAATTTCATCAATACCATGAAATTAGTTAAGAAGGGAGCATTGTAATGAGCAGTACAATTTTAATGCGTGGCATACCCTTTGATGCTCAGGAGACTTACAATTCACACACAGGAGAGACTGAATATGATAGGGTTGCTTATTCTGCTGATGTAGCGGATTGGTTTGACACTATGTTTTCGACAGGAATTGTTATTCCTGGCGGCGGTACTTTCACAACAGAATTAAAAGTTGAATCGCAAAGCGGTATGCATGTAAAAATCAATCCAGGCAGAGCGGTTATCAACGGTCGTTTAGGTTATATTGAAGAAGCACAGGTGTTAGATTTAGATGACCCAAGCACATCGAACCGTATTGACAGGATTGTAGTGGAATTAAATCTTACAGAACGGAATTTTTATGTAAAGGTACTGAAGGGAACACCATCCAGCTCACCTGTGGCTGTGGCTCCAACTAAAACCGATACAATTTACCAACTTGTGTTGGCTGATGTTTTAGTCACAGCAAACGTATCAGGTACTGCAAATATTACAGATCAGCGGAATAACTCTGAATTATGTGGTATCTCTAACGTGAGAGTAGGCGTGTATATCCCACCTTCAGACAGCAGCGAAAATATTGAGGTATCTGGAGACGCATCAGAAGAACTTGGTGGGGCTACAAATGTTCAGGACGCTTTAAACAACATCTATCGGGTAGGCGATATTAAAGCTACAATGAGAAAAGATTTATCTGATAAGTGGCTGGAGTGCAACGGGGATGTTGTAACCAAAACAGATTATCCTGATTTGGCTGATGTAGATGGATTAACTGCATATATATTAAATTCTGACTTTTATTATTCAGGCACTTTACCTTCTGATATAGAGCTGGAATCAAATTATTGGGAAAACGGGACTATTGAGTCATCCACTTTTGGCGATGTAATTAATGCGTGTAAATTTGGAACAAACGGTTATGCTGTCGCTACACGATTCAGTATTTCTTCGTCAGAAACCAGTGCAAGAAATGGAGTTGTGATATTTTTTATCAATTCAGTATCAGATATATCAAAGTTACCTATGGATTTAAATGATTGGACTTGCGTTAAACAAGCATTTCCTTACACTAATTTAAGTTCTTCAAATATAGCTAAAATATGTTGGGTAAACAATAATTTTATACTGATGGTATCTCAGTGGAATACAAAAGGCGTTTCTTCTCGAAACAGCGGCAGTATAGGATATGTATATTTTGTAACGGGTAATGCCCTAACCGCAAATTCTGATTTCCTATCAAATAGAGTATCTTTATCTTATTATGAAAATAGATTAGGCGCTGATGTAGAATCAAGGTCTATGGAAGGTTGTAATTATTTTTCAGGTAGTTATAAATTTTACGTGGGATTTGGAGAAAGTTACAATTTTATGAAGATAGCTACAATGCAAACAAGCAATCTTTCTAACAAATTAAATATAGAATTTACAGATTCAGATGAAGTAGATGTTGAAATTACGAATGCTGGCTTATACAATCAATTTTTTAAAGTTATTGGAAATACATATTTTTACGCTAATAATGGAGGTTATTCAAACTATCCGTTTTATATTGGAGTTAAAGGAATTGGAAAGGTAAATTTTTCAAATAGTAGTGATGGTGTGTCAATTTCAATTATTAAAGGTATAAATCTTGATAGTGACAATGAAATATACTGTTTATGTGGATATGCAAAAAATAGTACTGCATACGCAAGACTGTTCAAAGCAACATCTACAAGTTTTCAAGTGATGACATCTTCAGGGTGGTCTAATGCAAAGGGTGTATCACCAGATTTTAAATCGTATAGAATAGGCTCAACAATGCCAGATAGTTTACTTATTTTAAATGGGAAAATGTATTTAAATGGTAGAGAATTTAATAATTTTTCTGACATTGCAAATATTCCATACGAATCAAATTGGAATGATAACGGAGTAAGTACAAGTAAATATGTATTTAGTCAGAGTAAAGTTGCTGATTCAAATGAAATAATTGCTGAAGACGCCTATGGTAATAAATATTCATTTGGTTATGACGGATTTTCTAATTATGACAATGCTGTAAAATTGCCAGAACTTACAGCAGATGATGTATCAGCCTATTATGTAAAAGTAAAAGGGTAAGGGGGTGAAAACTTGTATTTTATTAACATAGCTCACGGTATTCCGTATCCTGATTTACAAGAAAAATCTACGGATATATCAAATTCAAGTTATAAGATTTTTCCTGAAGAGTACCTGGTTGAATTTTACAAAAGCGATAAGCTTAAATCAGGATTTGTTACATTCCAGGTATCAGGAAACACCGTAACAAATGTGAAATGGAATGAAAACGCATATCAAAATTGGTTAGCAGAAAATCCAGAACCGGAACCTGAACCATCTGAAGACATCAAAGAAGAGATTAAATCTGAGATGTATACCGAAATGGCAACGGCCTATAGAGAAGGGGTTGAAAGCATTGGCTAATTCAACTGAAGCTCAAAGACCTGTATTTAGTAATTTGTCTTTATCGCCAAATCATGTAAATACTGGTCAAAACTTTAAAATTTCTGTAACGGTCACAATTGACCGATATTGGGAAAATGAATTGGGTGTACCTTTATTTCCATTGATAATACCAGAAGATTCTGGTAAAATATTTGGTAAAACTGAGTAACAAAGGAGGTTGGAATGTCAGTAAAAACCGTAAAAGCTGTAATTAACGGTACAACTCATACTTTAACTTACAGCAGTTCATCAGGAAAATATGAAGCTACAATTACAGCTCCAAATCAGTCATCTTATCCTGAAACGAATCACTATTTTAATGTGCAGTTAACAGCAGAAGATGACGCTGGAAACGAAACAACGATTGATTCTACAGACCCAACATTAGGTGAGAATCTTAAACTTTATGTAAAAGAAAAGACACCGCCTGTAATTACAATTACTTCACCTACAGAGGGAGCAACGATTACAAATAACACTCCAAAGATTACTTGGAGTGTTACAGATAATGATTCTGGGGTTGATCCAAGCACTATTACTATCAAAATTGACGCAGCAGTTGCTACATCTACTGGTATTACAAATACTCCATCTGATAACGGGTTTAGTTGTAGCTATACGCCAACAACTCTTGCCGATGGTGAACATACTATTACCATCAACGCATCTGATTATGACGGTAACGCAGCTACAGCCAAGACGGTAACATTCAAGGTAGATACTGTTCCGCCAACTCTGAGCGTGACGGCACCAATTAATAATTTAATTACCAACACCGCAGCTTTAACAATTACAGGTACTACAAACGATGTAACATCATCGCCTGTAACCGTTAAAATCACACTTAACAGCACAGATCAGGGTGCAGTAACGGTAGAATCAAGCGGAGCATTTAGCAAAGCAGTTACTTTAGCATCTGGTGTAAATACGATTGTAATAACTGCTACAGATAGTGCTGGTAAATCGTCTTCTGTAACACGTACCGTAACACTTGATACGGGTGCTCCAGTATTTAATAGCGTAACAATCACGCCAAATCCGGTTGACGCTGGACAGACCTACGTTATCAGTGTAGATGTAACAGATTGATCGTGGTAAAGCGATTATATGGCACTGTAAATTCTGTTGAAGTATCGTTCAGCTACTTCCCGGATAGAAATATTTGGGAAGTAGCTGTACCAAAAAACGATTCTGGACGTTATGTTGTAGCTTTATGGGCTGAAGATTTTGCCGGAAATTCTTCATATTTTGCTACAATACTGCTTGAAATAAACCCTGATATTATCGGGTTTAGGTTCAAGGTCATTGATTATAATTTACAGTTGTCCAAAAAAGAGGTTTGTAACGTTATGGAAAGTATTGGTTTTAAAGGATTATGGGGGTTTGACGATGAAACTACATAGTTTGGATATGGTTTTGGGTGAAAGACGACAAATCACCCTTGAGCTGATACCCCGAAACACTGATGATGAGATAATTATTTCAAGTGCAAATTATTTATTGATATGCGGCGATATAGTAGAATCTTCTGGTGTACCTACTGTTGATGGGTTGGAATTGACTGTTACGGTTGAACCGAAAAAAGAAGGCACCTATATTTTAGAGTACCATATAAATATTGCTGGGGAAATAATTATCAGGAGATTCTATTTGTATGTAAAGAGGTGATAAAAAATGGGAGTAACTGATAAAGAAATTGTTTTAAACACTATGTATACTCAAGGTGCAAACGATGCTTTAAGCTTACAAAATAATGCTCCTGATATGACTGCAGATGAAATCCTTGCGGAAGAGTATTGTATCCCGAGCTTTAATCCAGAAAAACAATATTTAAATTACACCGCTGGATTCATTTGTATATCTCCAAGCGGTAATGTGGTTAAACTTTTACAGCCGTATGACAGCACTATTTATACGCAGAATCCAGAAGATTTACCAGCTCAGTGGGGATTTTATTGGGCAAGCGATCCAAAATACGCTAAACCATTTGTTAAATCGTCTACAAGCCCGTATAATAAAGGTCAGTGTTGTACTTTTGAAGGACACGTATGGAAATCTACGATTGATACAAATGTATGGTCGCCTACAGAATATCCAACGGGATGGGAAGATTTGAGTGAAATTTCTCAGTATCAATAAAAATTTCGCTTCACTTTTTCAAACCAAAAGGGTATAATTAAAGCCGTAAATTGTAACTATACGGTACAGGAGGTGCTTATGGTAGAAGAAATCAAAAAATTGGCTGAAACTAATGTATTTATTAAAGATTCTGAAAGAATACAAGATATTTGCAGAATCAGCGGAGGGGGGATTGAAGAATCTGCAGATAAATACATACGTAATCAGCACTTACACAGAACAGCTGAACTTATGTCTCAGCTAAGGGAATTTCTTCACAAGTGTAATGATATTGGTTTGGATGCGATAGTGAGGTGTATAAATGGTTAAAACCTATGATTTAACAAAAGATGGCGAATTAAGCTTGTCTAATAAGATGAATTTAAAGGTCAAGGAATTCCGAAGCTACTCAAGCACATACAAAAAGCTTTACAGTAATGAAGTGAAAATTTCCGAAGAACTGATTGCGTTGTTAGAAAAACTGTACTTAAAAATGAATTGTAATAAGATCATTATAAATACAGGGTATCGTTGTCCAGCGCATAACAGTGCAATTGGTGGGTCAAAAAATTCCCAGCATCTTTATGGAACAGCTGCGGATGTGGTATTTTACAACGATTCTTTGGGGTTGATATCTCCAAAATATGTATGTTGTGTAGCATCTACCCTTGGATTTAAGGGTATTGGACGTATGAATACAGCTACTCATCTTGATGTTCGAACATCTGGAGTTTGGTATGGAGATGAGACAAAAAAGGAAAACGGAACATACTACTCTCTCACCCGTCACGGACAGACATTTTTCAAGTATTTCGGACTGACAGAAGAGTATATTGAAACCTTGTTTAAAAAAGACGAAACAGAAACAAAAGTGGAGGATGATGAAATGGTTGAATCTTTATCGGTGAATATCTTTGGAGAAGATTATAAGGTCAACGGAATATTCAAAGATAACTCAAACTACATCAGCCCAAAGGTATTTGAAACTGCTGGATTTAAAGTGTCTAATGAGGGTAAAAAACCGATTATTGACCCGAATGAGGTTATTGTGAATGATAAAAAAGTATCTGGATTTATATCAAACGGTTCTACTTATGTAAAATTAACAGATATATGTGATTTATTAGGGGTTAAAGCTGTTTGGAATAATGATACTAAATCAATAAAAATTGGAGAATAGCAATGAAAATTGATTGGAAATCCCGATTAAAAAACAAAGCAATTTTGGCAGCAATAATATCGGCTGCTGTAGCGTTTGTTTATCAGATTTTAGGGTTTTTTGATATAGTACCGCCGATATCAGAAAGCGATATTACAAATGTAGTTGGTATTGTACTGAATGCTTTGGTATTTCTTGGCATTATTGTTGATCCTACAACAGACGGAATATCTGATTCTGAAAATAAAAAGGGGGATTAAAGTGCCAACGGAACAATTTATTACATTAACAATCAGCATTATTATGTGCGGAATTGGAATATCAACATTTATATCTTCACTTTTAAACAGAGCAAGAAATGATGGTTCATTAACCGCAAAGCTTGAAGAGGTTGTAAAAGGTATTGAAGATATTAAGAGTGAATTGAAAGATTTTACAGATTGGAAGGATCATATCAATCAAGTTATAGTTGAACATTCCGAAAAAATTGAAACGTTATTCCGCAATGTAACACGCATAGAGCACCAATTGGAAGGGTAAAATGAAAAACTTGGAAAAATTTGATGGGTTGAATGAGATAAAAGAAGAAAAAGACGCTCTTGATCAGTCCATTGCTTTAAACAAATTGGTTTTAAATTTATTAGATCATGCAAAGCTTCAAATCAAGATTTTGAGCATAGTATTGATTGTTAGTATCCTTTCAAATATTGTAATTGCGGCAGGATTTTTGTGGTATGAATCTCAGTTTGAATATGAAACTACAACAACTGAGACAACTACTACAGAAGAAACTCAGACAGTTGAAGGCGATACCGCATCCATCACTAATATTGACGGAGATCAATACAACGATGAATCAAATAATAACGCTTAATGTATTAAAGCAGGTGGTGTAAACGTGTATGGCTAAAGTAACTCAAAGACGGGTAACAAAACGCACAGTGACGAAAACTACCAAAAGGAAGAAAAAGACTCAAGCAAAATGTCCAACGTGCGGAAGATACAAATAAAATGAATAAAGAACGCATGGAAGCAAGAAATAAGCTGAGAAATATCATATTTAAAACAGAATTTGAGAGCTTGCTTGAGGATTATGTGCTAACGGATGAAGACAAAGAATTGATGCGCTTACATTATTTGAAGGGCAAAGACTTTCGATTCATCGCAGACGCTTTAGGATATTCAGAAATCGCTATCAAAAAGCGTCATGCTAAAATATTAACCAAAATATCGAAGCTTATTTAATTCAACCCACCCTCTAACTAATACATCAGTTAGAGGGTTTTCTTTTTACACAAAATTTATTGCCTAATTTCAGTTTTAATCCTTTAATCAATATTCGTACTGATTAAAGGATTTTATTTTACCTTAATCAAAATTACCTGCCTAAAACGTATACTTATTTTATACTTTTATTACTCTTTCGGTATCCTTTCAGCTTAAATTATCGTTATATGATTAAGATAAGGAGGATAAAATGAATAGATATTTTGTTAACAAACTTATCGAATTGTACAATTTTGAAGAAGAAATGGCTGAACAAATCGTTAAATCTTACGAGTCAGTTGGAAAAATTCAAGACATTTCTGATTTTCTATTCGTGAAAGAGGTGATGACTATCGTGATATTTATCGGGGTTATCGCAGAGATCGCATGAATAAATCCAATGGTAATATTTTTCGTATGGAAAATAATTACCGAAAATATAATAGTGCAGACGAAATTTTTGAATCTATTGTGGATCACCTTACAAAAGGTGTAAAATTCCATGATAAAATGATGGATTTATACGGTTTTTTGGGGTTATATGGATTTAAGAAAATGCATGAATATCAGTATCTTTGCGAATCTATGGAAAGACGTCAGGTCAAGTGCTATGTAATTGATCATATGAATTTTTTAATCAAGGATTCGTGTGATGAAAAAGGTCTTGATTTCATTCCTGATAGTTGGTATCAGTACTCAAGAACTGACGTAACTCCAGATGCCCGTAAACAGTATGTTGGACCGTCATTTGAAGCTTATAAGCAGTGGGAAGAAGAAACGAAAGAGCTTTTATCATATTGTGCAAACGAACTGATGTATTTGGGTGATATGGCAGCCTTTAATGAAGTTATGGAAATGGTAGAGGATGTCGAAGAAGAAATACAGAGCTTGGATAAAGTTCTTTTTAAACTCAAATCAGTTGATTATAATATGGAATATGTCGTGAATATGCAGGAAGAACTTTGCGAAAAATACGACAAAAAGATTGAAGAACTTTTTACCGAAAAGTTGGAAGAAGACAAAATAAAGAAAAAGCATAAAATCAAATACAGTATGGAAGAAAAATATCAGAGACGTTCTTCACGCACTGGAAGATACATGCGTTAATAACAAATTTATCAATAAACCCCGTGGAGCTTCTGCGGGGTTTATCTTTTGGAGATGCTTATGCTTACTCAAAATGAATATAGATACTTTGATAAAATACAAAATACAGTTAAATCAATTTTTCGCATAAATATTCATATTCTACCTTTTGATCACGCATCTATCAATGATACAGATATATTAGCATCTTGTCATAGATTTAAAGATTCAGACGGCAGTATTGTAAAATACATAATAACTGTAGATGAGTCCTATATAAAAGCTTGTTATAATGGCAGACAAACAAGATATAGCCGTTATTCAACAAAAGACCTGGTGGAGACGATTTGTCATGAAATAGCGCATTTATTTTTCTGGGATCATAGTCAAGAACATACAAAACTTACAAGTGAATTGACAAATACTTGTAAAAAATTAAACCTTTTTTGAAAAATCGTTTTACTTTTTCCAAAATTTAGAGCGCAATATACTTGTAAATTGAATTAAGCTTTAAATTTTGCAAGCTGAATATGTTATACGGAATATGCGAAGATAACTTCATTAAATTTGAAAGAAAAATCAACCCTATATTGAAAAAATGCGAAAGTACGGTGTTGACTTCAGCTATAAAATAATTGGAGAAGAGTTTAGAGACACCAAACAGACAGAATTAACAAGATGTAAAATTACAGCCTAAAATGAAACCCCTGATCAGTCAGGGGTTTTCTTAATATAGTCAGCTAAATCTTTTTTCTGCTTTAACGCTATTACTATTTTTTGGTCAATAGATCTACCCCGATTCAAATGAGCGATTAATCTGTAATAAGTTACATCTTTTGTTTGTCCTGGTCTGTGTATTCTCTTTAAAGATTGCTCGTAAAGCGCAGATGAATGGGGTAAAGTATAGTAAATACAAACGTCTGATTCTACCAAAGATATTGATTCTGATCCAGATGAATATTGTATCGCTATAAAATCAATATTTCCCCTTTTCCAATCCAAATAATCATTTCTTGACCCTGATATTTCGCCATAATTTAAATTTAATTTGCTACATAGTTTTTTCAAATATTCAAAATCTGCTTTAAACATAGCAAATACGACAAATTTTTTGTGCTTATTTAAAAGTTTTTTCATCAAGTCATACATCGTATCAATTCGTGAATTATAAACAACCTTAGTCAATTTTTTTGTGTAATCGTTTGAATCTATCCTTACATATCCGCTCAATAACTGATGTTGTCTTATGGCTAAAGTCAAAACATTGTTTATTTCCAAAACCCCTTCGTCAAATATCAAAACACCCTCTTTTGTAAGTTCTTGATATAAATTTGATACTTTAGTGTTAATTGTAAAATCAATATCAACCATTTTGGTTTTTGGCAGCACTATTTTGGTTTTAGTATAAAAAGCACAGTCAAATACTTTTGATTTCAGATCGTCCAAATTTTTGTATGGGTTTTTCTTGTCAGGTATCGGAAATCCAATTTTTGAGGACAAATACGGATCAATATTCTGATATTTCTCACAAAATCTTGCATAGCTTGTGCCAAATATTTCAGGATTCAAGAACCGATATTGACCGTATATATCAAGTGGTGATTCAGATATTGGTGTTCCTGTCAAAATATATTTGTGCTTTACTTTTTTGCCTAAAACGTGTAAATACATAGATACTTTACTTCCAGCTGCTTTAATTTTGTGGCTTTCGTCGCATATCACGCAATCCAATTTTATCTCTTTCAATAAATCGCTGAACGGTTTTCTCCACACACTATCATAATTGCATATTATCACTTCAGGATCAAAATTTTTGCTTTTTACGTGTTTTTCTTTAAGTTTTGAATACTTATCTGATGTGCTTAATAAATACGCCTTAAATACACAATTTTCTCTTATATTAGAGTGTATTGATATTTGATTTACCCATTCATCACAAGACGCTTTGGTGCTCACAATTAAAACCTTTTTGAATCCTCTATTAATGATTAAATCAATAGCAATTTTTGTCTTTCCCGACCCCATAGTTGTAAATAAAGCACCGTAATCTCTACAATACAAAAAGTCCAACGCCTTGAGTTGATGTTCCCAAGGAGTTGTCTTGAACGTATATCCAAAATTATACATAATGTAACTGCTCCACTTTAATGACGATATCAGTTTCTACTTGTTTAAAACCCATAGTTTTCTGCCTCCAAATCTTGTCTACTTTTTATCATAAGGCTTACACAACCATTCTTGATTCTGACAAACTTTTTCGGAATCTCTTTGTCAGGGTTTATCACTTCTTTCACATCTTCCAACGAATACACCACTAAGCAGATTGCTCCTGAATTTGCCCATCTTAATAAGTTTGCCAGCTGTTTTTTCGAGGGTTTATTGCTGTTATCGGGGGTTTTCACCTCTATTTTTAGAGCTTTACCCATGTAACACCCATTTATATCAGCTTTTCCAGAAGATGTTGCTGTTCCCATAACTTTTTCCGCCACGCAATTTGGTAATCCGTTAAGGTAGTTTAAAATATCTTTCACTATAACTGATTCTCGCATACACACACCTTATTTTTTAACTTTAAGTATTTTTGTACTTCAATCAAATCCAAATTCCTATCATCAAGATAAAAATCAGCATACACTTTTCTTGTATCCATACCTGTTAATTCTTTGACTTCTTGTATATTTTCGTTAACAGCATCAAATTCTAACCCAATATATTTACATAATTTTACAGCTTCTGTAAGATAATTTCTATCGAACATATCGCATCTTGATGTCCAAAGTATCAGTTTATTCCCTTTACTTCTCCAGAGTTTGCATAAATCTACAAACTCATCCCGAAAAGATCCAATTTCAGGGTATTCGTCATTTACCAAAGTGCCATCAAAGTCTATGGCCAATATTTTTGGTAAACTATCAAAGTTTACGCCCATTTTTCTCAAGCTCCTGTTCCATTTTTTCGCTTATCCAAATTCTTATCCACCCGTGATCATCAGATAAGTCATTAAAATACATGCTGGGGTATAGTCTTTTGTATTTATCTATAATCAAAGCTTTGAAAATTTCAACATCACTTTTTGTTGACATAGTCAAGTCTATTCTGAACTCGTCTTTAATCCAATATCTTAAATAGTCTGCTACATCCTCACGTTCAATTTTCATAGTTTTTATAAACGCTAAATACAATTTTTCACTGATATAGCACACATGAACCCATTTCATGCGTTCTGTATTTTCATCCACTACTTTGATTATGAGCTTAATGACTTTTTGTTTATATCGCTTATTCATTCTCACCTTTCAAATCAGGAATATCACGTTCATATAAATGAAGCGACCCTGCTATGTGCGTATAAGTACCAATTTCAAGTTCAAGCTCCATTGACATCAGCACTAAAAAATTACAAAAATTAAATACATCATAAGGAAAACCCATCCAAATATCGTTTGACCGCATATAAGTTATCAAGTTTAGTTTTCCTTCGCGCTGTAAAAACTGTAATGATATTGTACAAGGCAAGTCTTTTGTAGGGTTTTCAATGGTGTCTCTTGGTTCTTTAATGTGTATTATAGCTTGACGTGTATTTGGGTCTTTAACCAAAAGTTCTTTTACATATTCCCACTGATCAAACCCATAAAACCGGAATATTTTATGCCCATAGTTACTATTTACAGTTAATCCGTCATCAGACATCCGGTTCCAACTTTTTGGTGCATACTTTTGTATTTCCTTTAAGGAATTATTTCCCGATAAATACCATAAAAATTCACCTATAGCATACCTTATTGGCATCTTACGGATTTTAGACTGCACAATATTTCGTGTTGGGTCTAAAATATGTGTTACCGCCCCAATTACTTCAGAAGCAACATCCCCATCTCTTGATTTTTCAGTCTTTTTTGTTTCTTTATAATCAGCATATAACAAAGTATACCAAGCATCCCAAGCCGCAGTTACATCAGTAGCAGTTAAAGTTTTATTCATTATCATATTTATTACCTCCAAATAACCGATAGAAAAAGTTTTCAGCTGCTTTTTTGGTATTTTCTATACCATTTTCAAGCTTTAAAATTACATCATACTCACCCATTTCTGCGCTCCAATAGTTTATTTCGGTGTTTTCTACGCCATTTCTGTAAAGATATACTGATACATACTTTACAGGGTCATCTATTAAAATCTCTATATCCTTTATTGCCTGATTTAATCGTCCTGTCTCTTTGTCCCTTGACTGAAAAAATAATACTGCATTAAAATGATTAGCAGCAGGATTTAGCAATAACTCATAGCATACCGTTTTAAAATCTTGAATACACTTTTCAGATTTCGTATATATTTCAGTCATTCCAGCAAGTACTGTTCTTGCATCTTGATTTTTTTCTCTATTCCATCCCAAACACTTTAAAAGTTCTTTAGGCTTATCAGATTTATGGAAATTTCGTATAATACAATTATTAGCAAGTCCAATTTCCTTAAAGTATTTTACAAAAGTATCTTTTCCAGTTTCAGCTGGACCATTTAATTCAATCAAGAAAATTTTACGCATCTTTGTATTTCTCCATTAGCTTTAAGAAGTTGTGCAACATTAAATCCAATTTTGTTTTAGAATTATCAATATCTATTGATATAAATCCTTCTGCCTTAAAATGCTCCACGTTCCTTTTTACAATCTTCCACTTACTTTCAATCGCTTTTTCATCAACCTTTACACAACCATTTCTCTGCTTCACCCTTTTAATACATATATCTACTGGCGGTGTAAAAGACAACACAATCACTTTTCGGTCAAACTCTCTTTCAATTTCATGAAAAATTTTGATATATGTTGACCTTATGGTGGATGCTATAATACCTTCCATCAAGATATCGTACTCAGGAAATTTTTTCAAAGCATACCAAAGTATTTTTCTTGTGGTTTTATTATTTGGAATTACGTCCAATCCACCTGTTTTATTTTCGTATGACCCTAAAGCAACCCACCCATACGTTGGAAATACCGTTAATATAGTTTTCGGCTTTTTTCTGCCTTCTATTTTCTTCTCTATTGTGTACTTATCAGGGTCATTCATCATTTTTATTGGTATTGTAGATTTTCCCGAACCGTTAGTACCTCTGATATTTACAAGTAAACTCATCGAAATTCTCCATTTTCAGTCCAAGAGTTCATACGATTCTTTTGTATTCCGTTCCATCCATTCACCTCACCTAAAAATTCATGCGGTATAAAAGCTTTTCTATAATTCCAAAGTTCTTTAAACATACTCTTTAATTCAGGATAGCCTTTTTCAATTTTGGATAATTCTTCTTGTTGTCTATCAACATAAAATCCCAAATATCTTGTACGCTTGAACATCTTTCTGTAGGAACAAAGGTCGCTTGTTACTCCCATTATCGTCCAATTTTTATTGGGATATTTTTTGTTTAAGACATTCATGATTTTTATTAGGCTTCTATCAAGCAAATTTATATCTTCATCTGATAATTTCCCATCTTTTTCAAATAATTCTGCTTTATCATCCATATACCTTGCATTAAAAATTGCAGATGTTGTAGTTGAGCCGTTTTTCCAATCGTACTTTTCTGATTTCATCGGTATCCCCAATATTTTATTTAAATTATACATAAACAAGATAATGCTGAATCTACCATAATATTTCCAACTTCCAACTTCTTTGTATAACGCATTATATGTTGATTCTGGTGTATCTTTTACAAATTGACTTATATATTTCCATGGATTCCTTTTTGATTTTTTCATAAATTCATTGATTATAGGTACAAATTGATCCATATTTTTTATATACCTTCTATCTGATTGAAAAATCAATTTAGACTTGTTATCCACCCAAAAGTTTTTAAGCGATTTTTTGTCTAATACCCGATAATTCAATTTTTCATACATCACACAAGCAGAAGTAGCACAATAACAAGTTGAATATAGTAACACCCACCATACCTTATCAGAATTATTTGCACCTCTTTTGTTGAGGTACTCACGAATAACCGGACCAATTTCATCTGGGAACTTCGATATATATTCAATCAATTTTTGGTATCTCCAAGGAGATCCAAAATCACCTGGAATATTCATCACAATATCTCCAATAATTCTGTTATACGGTTTATTTTTGTTGTATTCTGATTATTCTCTATTAAATGATCAACTACTTGTATAAATCTAATTGAATTATCCTCAGCTGCTTTTTTATCTGTATCGCTATCGCCAATCATTATAGGGTTTTTTAATTCATACGCTTCTATGATGTATTTTACAATATCTGATTTAGTATCAAACCCATCATCTATGCAATAATAGTCAGTGATATTAGGCCTTATGTTTTTGATATCTGAGTTTAAAAACAAATCAATATATTCTTTCTGACAATTACTTGCTATAAACAATTTGTACCCTTTTTGCTTTAGAGCTTTTAATACAGTACCAACGTTTTCGCAATCAGAGTCATCAACAATACCTTCAAAAACAAACGGCTCCAGATCAAATTTCTTCAAAAATTCAACTTCTTTTTCCTGTAATATTTTTAACAATTCCTCTTTTATACCAAGTTTTTCCGCCATTTCTTTACGATTCAATCCAATAAAATCTCTGGAAAAACTGTTTGATATTAAGTTTTGTGAATGATAAAAAACATTAAGCAAACCTGAAATATCCCATAAAGTCCCATCAAGATCAAATATTATTGCATCATAGAACCAATTATTTTTCAGGGTATAACTCCAATATCCTTTGCTTAGTGGTTTATTCCCAATTAAATCCAAAACACCAAATCTATCTGGCCTAATCTCTGTATCTGATATACAATCAATTAATTCCTGTTTATCGTACATAGATATATCAATTTTACGTTCATTCATTAAATTAACGATAATATCTGATGCAGAATTTTTTTGTTTTTTGAACTCAAAACTGCCGAATAAATCCTGTAGTCTTGACGCTATCACTATCCCGATGCTTACCGATTTATAATGCGGTATTTTGAAATTTTGTTCTATCTTCTTGGCTATTATGTGTTCTGTTCCGCTTTCTGGTCTGCCTGATCCATAATCGTTTGTAATATATCCGCATTCAAGCAGTATATTAAAACAGTCTAATGCTTTAATATCCCCTGTTTTATTGGTATAAAAATTCAAAAGGGTTTTTGCTTTTTTCAGTATATTAAAAGCCCAATTGAACATATCCAAGTTAATACTTTCTACTTCGTTATTTGCTGCGATACACCAATCTATCAAAGCAGTTTCAATAGACAAAGCATCTACCAACCCAAATATATTTTCAGGTTTTTTCATATCAAATAAGTTTTTATCAAAAATGACTCGTGGTAACACGGTATTTTCTGTGTGTTTACCCCCATTTTTTATAACAGCAGATTTATCTGTAGCAAATACATTTGTAGAAAGCATAGTTGGTATAGCTATACATTCAACGCCATCTTTTGCAGCATGATATTTTGCTAAATCAATCGCAGTCCCTCCACCTATACCAATATATGTTTTTTTATCAAGGTTATCTATATTTGATTCAAAATTTATCTCATTCGTATACAACAATACAGGGTCAATTTTAGTCAGTTCGTATTTTATCTTCTTGATTTTTTGTAGTGATGTGGGCGATGCAATTACAATATATCTATCTGGATTTATACCTGAAAAGAAGGTACTTATTCCAATCTTTTCAATCCTTTGCTTTAAATTAGTCTTCATGATTTACCTCTATTATACACAGGGGCATTTCTGCCCCTGTATTTGGATAAGTTGAATAAATTGAATAAGTTGAAATGCGTTTAACAAGATCGAGTATTCTCAATATTAATTATTTTTGTTTAGTCTTCATCACTCCAATCGTCATCATCGTTCCAATCATCGTCGTCATCATCGTCAGGTTCTTCTTTCTTTACAGGTTTTCTTGTTGATTTCTTTTCAGTTGTCTTCGATGTATTCTTTTTTGCGCTGCTTGTAGTCTTTTTCTTTGCTTTCGGCTGTTCCTCCTCATCCTCATCTTCATCATCCCAGTCATCGTCTTCTTCCATATCTTCATCCTCATCTTCTTCATCAAGATCAGGTTCAGACTTTTTTGAAGTCTTTCTGGTAGATTTTTTTGCTGTTTTAGCTGGTTTTTTTGGTTCATCAATATCTTCGTCATCATCCTCATCTTCATCAGTCTCTGATGCGGATTTTGACCCTATTTTGTTGGTTTCCGATACACGAGCACGTAACTGACCATTGTACTCTTCATGAGACACAAGAATTTCCAGCGTTTTACCAACCATTCTATCAAGGTCAATCTGTACTCTTCCATCAGCCTTCATACCAATAGCCTGAAGCAGTCCTTTAAGTTTCCAAAGAGCGGTATCAATTAAAGTATAATTTTCAAACACTTTTCCACCTTTATCCTCACCGCTAATCACTTCAAACGTGACTCTCAGCATATCATTCCCGCTCTGTGAACTGCCTTCGTCTACCTTAGCAATTTTGACTTTGTGGTACCCTTCTGAAATTCTACCGTAATTTTCTACGCCGGTGAAATCAATACGCTTTTTTCTTGTTGCCATTTAATCCTCCTTGCTACTCAGCTAATCCAATTATTTTCATAAGTTTAGAAAATGTTGGATTGATAATAATTGATGGTACTTTAATTGATGAATCTATCTGCAATTTAGTCCAATAATATGGATCTGGACCAATATTAGCAGCATATTTTACAATAGTTTTGATGTTGCCTTCTTTATCTTCGATTTCCCTTTGAAGTTTTAGTGTATGTATGCCGTAATTTGCCATGCCTTCTAAATAGGTTCTTGCTCCTTTTGATACGGCAATTCTAACATCAGGCAATAACTCATCTTCCATTCCTTCTATACTGTCCATAACTTCATGACCTGTAAGAATTACCCATTTTTTGGAACTAATTTTATGATACCTGTTAATGATATCCTCTGTTTCGGCCAATAAATCCCCCCAAGCCTGCTGTGTCATTTTCTTTTTCTTTTTAATAACGTTTTCATTTTTCCACGCATTCACTAAAAGTGAAAAGGTATCAATTAATACAGATTTATAAATCTTGTCTTTTTCCAATTCCTCTGCTATTGTAATAAGATCTCCAATCTTATCAGCAACAACAGCTTTAATCCCTTCCACCTCTTTTATGGTATTACTTCCATCGTCTCCAATTCTAACATACAGCATAGGTTTCGGAAATGTTGAAGCAAATTTTGTTTTTCCTGATCCAGATTTACCGTAAATTACAACCAATTTCCCCTGAGATAATTCATTAATATCTACAGCTGAATCTATAATTCCCATATTCACCTTTATTCTTTGTGCTTAAAGTCTTTTTCAATCGTGTATTCAACATTTCCTCCACTCATTTCTGCATAACAAATAGGTTGAAATTCACAAAATGAGCAATCTCTTGTTATATTCTTAATTTTAGAATCTTGATTTAAATACATTAATCTGATTGCTTCTTTAAAAGACCTCCATACGTCATCAACCATTTTCTCATCCAAATTAAGATTTACACGAAAGAAAAAATTTGGTATGTTATCTGCATAATTTGACGCTTTTTCAATTATTGATTTATCGGTCACACCCTTTTCTTCACATGCTCTAACCCAAGAATAAGGGGTGATATTGCTGTTTTTCGCCTCACTAAATCTCTTAGACTTTTCAAGCCAAACTGGATACTTTGCCGGTGTACTTTTAATGTAGTCCCACATTACCTCGAGAGGTAATAACCCAGATAATTTTTGGACTGCATGTGCATATACACACTTTTGTGTATTCATGACAAGGGTATTCATATTTGGTTTACTTGAAAATGTTTTGTGTTCTTCCAAGATTATATCCCTGCCATCTGTAAAATACAGTCCGTCAATCACACCAACTAATATTATTTTTTCTCCTTTGATTTTACCCAAACTCAAAGAAAATTTCTTTTCAGTTACATCAGGAGTTGGGCTGTCTTTGTAAATGTCCATGTAGTCTTCAAATATAGATTTAAGGTCACCTACATAATCATCACCAAGCTCCGACTGAAATTTAGAGGGCATGCTGTAATAAGTATCTGATATGTCTGCAAATATTTCTTCGATCTTATCTGGCTGCCCTCTAAATTCAAGGAGTTTGTGAAAATCAGACCCAAAAAATAAAGGTCTTGCTGGCTTGTTTGGTTCCAACTCCAATTTGTATGATAAATAGTGAGCGTATGGACACCTAAGAAATTTGGATATCCTTGAATAACTCACTCTCATACTCAATCCTCAATAAATTCCTCATCGTCATCAATAAATTCTTCGCTGTCTTTTTCATCCTCATCGATGATTTCTTCAACAGGTTCTGTTCTCTTTTTCTTTTTTCTGGACACTGCCTTTTCTGCATCCTTCTTTTTTCTCTTGCCTCTGTTCGGAGCAACATAGCTTCCATCATCTTCCATGATGGAGTTTGCATATCTTTCCTTACCTTCTTCGCAGTTGATCTGTTTGCCTGTTTTTTTGCTAAAAATAAGCTCTGACCCGTCCTTTTTAAAGATAGTTACAGACTTAGCATCTGCATCAGCTATTTCAAATATACCAAGCTTAATTCCGGTGAACCCTTTCATGATGACTTTATCGCCAACTTTCACTTTTAATGCCATGATTTAATCCTCCATTTCTTTATCTTGTTAACTTATACCACAATTATACTGATAAACTTTTTCAAAGTCAAATTTGAATTTTGAGGGTTTTTAACCAACACGCACAATAATATTTAACATATTTACAATAAAATCTCTTTAAATCGTAGTTTTTCATCATTTACTACCCCATGGACCAACACCAACGTCCGCTTCCAGAGATACATCAAGATTTACCCCAAAATCATCCATTAATTTTGGATGTGCCATGATTCGCTTTATCTCCGGTACAATCCATTTTTCATCCTCAGCATTAAATTCCCCTACAATAGAATCGTGTATGGTACCGCAAATTTTTAATCCATATTTTGTTAGGGTTTTATGCACTTCGATCGCAGCAGATAACAATATATCTGACCCTGTACCCTGTACAGGTGTGTTTATTGCCCTTCTGGCTGCCTCTGCTCTCTCCCACTTATTTGGACTGTAAATTTTTGGTAATTTTCGGAATCTACCAAATAAATTATATACACCGCCTAAAGATTCACAAATTTCTTCCTGTTCTTTATGCCACGGTAAAAGCCTACTGTATTTCGCAAAAAAAGCATCCCTATACCTTTGTGCTTCTGCTTGTGTAAATACAACTCCATACGAATTATATGCGTAATCTACAAACTTTTTTGCTTGCATACCATATAAAAATCCAAAGTTTACAGCTTTTGCTTTGCTTCTTTCATCTTTTGTAGGTTCTCTTCCACCTGTTAATACTCGTGCTGTTTCCGTGTGTATATCGCCCCCTTCCCTGTATATTTTTAGCATCGTCCTATCTTTTGCATAATGAGCTGCGATTCTCAATTCAAGCTGTGAATAATCCGCTTCAAAAAACAGTCTGCCTTCTGGAGCGGTGAACAGTCCTCTTACATCTTTGGTCCTGGGTACCTGCTGAAGATTTGGGTTATTACAAGATGTTCTGCCGGATACCACATTTGTCAAGTTAAAGGATGGGTGTAACCGTCCATATTCATCTGCATCGTCTTCCCACCGATTCAGGAACATTTTATTTAATGTATTACTTGCTGAATATTCCAAGATCAACTTGGGTAATTCGTAACCTTTCGCAGCAAGTTTTTTTAGGGTAGACGCATCCGCACTTGGCGCACCTTTTGGCGTTTTTTTCAATATTGGTAGTTTTTCATCTTCAAATAGTACCTTCTGTTTTTGCTGCGAACTATTCCAATTTATTTCATAATAACTGTTTAGTTCAGCCAATTTATCGGCTTCAGCCTTACGGTATTTTTTTCTCACCTCTCTTAATTTTTCAACATCAATGTAAATTCCGTTAAGCTCCACATCACGATACATACGGTACGCACGCATTAACAGATTTTTATAGATTGACACCTGTTTATAATCAAGTTTACCCTTGAAATATACAAATAACTGTTGAGTATACTTCAAGTCTAATTTAAGATACGGAACAACAACATCTTTTGCACCTGATAATTTATCTTTATTTTTGATATCCCAATCATCCACCCCTAAATAATTCATAGCCATTTTTTTCAGCCCGTGTTCCGCAACCAAATCATAAGCCGTACCCATAAGCATAACATCTTCTGATATTGGTAATCTTATACCCAATTTATGTTCTATGAATAAGGTGTCGAATTTTCCATTTTGCCAAACACACGGTATTTTCTTATTCTTTATGCGGTCACATAAATCAAAAAATTTATCTCTATGTTTTGAATTATTTGGGTTCAAGCAATAAACTTTTACAGGGTCATACCTTTTTTCATCGTTGCGATTAAAAGACATACCAATCCATGTAATTTTGTCTTTAAACCGATTTAATCCAGTAGTTTCAATATCTATTACACAATACACGTTATTCACCTTTGATTCCTGTAACATTAATCAATAAATATTCTTTAATAAACAAGTCCAAAGGTATGCAATACCCAGACATTGTAAGAGTCACCAATATTTTATCTGATTTTACACTAACATGATCTATAATGTCATATTTAGCGGTACGCTGAGAGTACACAGGTTTTCCAACACTACTTAATACTTCCAAAAAAGCTGCCGTTGAAACGTCATCACCATAAATCTGTTCTAAAAATTCATTCATAGTCCAAATCCTCCACCAGATTTGCTGTGCTCTTCACAGCTATCTAAAAAATATACGGTTTTATTGTATCTTCTACATTTCCCTGAAATCTTTTCAGAAAACCCTTGAAAACTATTACAAGTTTCACATATTCCAAACGAAAAACAGCCTTTTAATCCAAGCACAGAGTGTAATTTGTAAAGTTCTTTCATACAGTCTTCATAGGAAATACGCTCAGATCCAAATTTTATACCCTTTTTCCCGTTTTTTATCTTTTCCTGTATAAGTTTTTGGTTTACTAAAAAAAGTAACTCTAAACTGCTTTTTTTACCATTCAATGATATAAAGCTTTTCATGCTACACCTGCAAAATTTTCGCCAATTTGATAATAGCTTGCGTAAACTCTTTGTGGTCTAAACTTAACAGTTCAATTTCTTGACGGTACATAGAGTACACAAAATAGTCCTGCTTTTTATCCTTTTTTGCTCTGTTAAGTATGGTCTGTAAATTGTCACTCATTTTTGTAATCCTCTGGAAAATTTTCAATCAACAATGTTAATACTAATTTTGACTCCCTAAGCCCTCTACATCTCAATTCAACTCTGCTATTACCATATACATTTGATTTATGTAACAGATTTCCTTTTGAATTCTTGATATCCCCTTTTCTGTTTATCCAATAAAACCCTTCATACCCCTTTAAAGGTTTCCATACACTCAATCTTCATCACCCCGTTTCATTCTCAACCCCTTCCAGCAGTATTTACGATTTTCATTTCGAATCTCAGAATATCCCAATGATCTCATGTTTCGCATAAAACTGTGTTTTCTATGTGCTTCTCTACCTCTCTCAGAACAATACTCAATATAATTTTGGTAAAAATCATCTTTTGCTACAGATTCATTCTCATCTTCAATACACCTATTTACAATAAAATCGTGAATACTATCAGAATCAATACGCAACATTTCAACACATTTATCTGATATCTCAGTTCTTGGTATTTCTGATAACGGCAATAATTTTAACAAATATGGTATAGTTTCTTCGATGCTTTCATCACTGCACAAATCATCTACATATTCATTGTTTAAGAACAATTCCGTATTCATAAACAATACTCTCATACGCTTGTAAAATGCATTTGATTTTTCTTCCAACTGAAGCGGTAACTGATTGAAAGAAAACAATAATTTCGCAAAAGGTGTAAAGAAAAATGGTTCTTTACCTTTTTTCTCATGCATTATCTGGTCACCGCCTGTTATCTTCTTGAGATTTTCAATAGAATTGAGCGGCAATGTTTTATTATCAGCACAAGAATTAAGCAATTTGTTGTATAACTGAGACGGATAAAATCTCATGTTTAAATCATGCATGCTCAATGAAGATGTGTTCTGACTTCCGATTAAATTTTCAAAGAATCGAATCAAAACAGATTTTCCTGTATTACTTTGTCCAACTAACACCATAAAGCACTTTAACCCATAATCCGTAGTCATACAATAAGCCATATATTTAAGTATCATCATTACATCCTCTTTCGGCAGTTTTGTTTTCCGAAAAAAATCATACAATCGTGTACGTTTAAATGGCACATACGTTTTCACCTCATGAGGTATTTGTATTGTTTGAAGATACTTACTATCATGCGGAATTAATTTTCTTTTGCGAATATCCCACACCCCATTTTTAAAATCTATCAAATTTTTATCGGGGTTTAAATCTTCTGCTGATTTTTGCATACGTGTATCATCTATCAGTAGCCTATAGCAATCCATAATCAATCTTTGATGTATAAGATTATCTGCTACAACCATATCTTTTATGGTATTTCTAACAAATGAACTTGATTCCGTATACACTCCATCACGGTATTGATAGCAATCTGACCCGATTACAAACATATCACCTCTATTCACAAAATAATCGCATACCGCTCTGCTATTTATTTGAGAGGGTTTGCCCTTATCCGTATATACAACATATGGATTATCAAACCCGTTCTCCGCAGCATATTTTTTTGTATTATCTACAATTTTTTCAAGTTCGGATTCATCCATAGGTTCCGCAAATATTATCCGGTTGATAATTTTCGCCATTCGTATGATTTGATCATCATTTGCCCCTCTATTTTTATATGCCATTAGATGTGCAAATAAAGTGGCATTTCGTCCATCACCTTCTTTGAGATTCAACAAGCTCTCTTTTCTGCCTATCAAAGGGGTGAATTCAAATGGTAGATCAGATATTTCACGGACTTTATTGAATTTTCTGTTCTCTTCACCAAACGGTAAAATTACATACCCTTTGTTTGCACACCTAAAATCGCATCTCAGCCCAAAAGGCAACACCATACCTACTTTTTGTGGGAAATCTTTATTGGATTTAAAATATAGGTGCAATCCTTTTGGAGTTTTACATATTAGTGTTTTAAGTTTTAATTTTTTAATGACTTGTAGGGCTTCTTCTTGGCCTTCATCAATATCTACAATTATGTATCCGGAACGAACCCACCAGCCAATTTGTCCTCCATTAAATAAATGAGCTTTTGCTGATTCCTCATCAACAATGCTTGTATCTATACGCTTTTTTCCAACACATCTTACATAGCTGTTTTGTCCAATTAAAGTATTAAACTCACTTAACCTCATTCACTTCTCTGTCCTTTGTAGATACCTGAAATGATTCACCTGAATTAACCCATCTTGAAATCCTATCAATTTTTCCTGCTACTCTATGACGAATTTCATCATCTGATACCCCAAAAATGTTGATAATGTGGTCTAATACGATCACAACATCGCTAATCTCATCAATTGCTTTATTGTGCAGTACTTCTGCGCCCTCTTTCTCGTTATCATATCTTGCAAGCTTTAAACAAACAATGCTAAGCTCAGCCAACTCCTCACTGGATACGATTATTTGGGTATTAGTACCAAAATACTCTCTGGCCTTTTTCAAAATTAATTTTTCTGGTTCTGAAAGATTATACATATACTTCCTCCATAAGTTTTAAATATACGCTATACACTACATCTGGCCATCCTGGCGTTTTGCAGTATCGTATTGCTACACCGTGTATTGAACTTCCGTTAAAATATTCACCGTTAGGATTCAAATATTTGTTTTTAAGCAATTCTGCTGTATAATAAATACATTCTTTTTTTGTGTTAAAATACAAGTAGTCATTGCCTGATCTTAACCCAAATAAATTATTATGTGTATTCGCTAAATCAGAAGTACCATATCCAGATTCAACACAAGCAATTGCAAGCAAATATACAGCATTTATGCCTGTTTTATATTCTGCTTGATAAAATACTTGGATATAATCCTTTAAATTGCCTACAGACAAATTTTTCAGGTCAGAAATGGTACACCCGCTTGAACTTAATACTTGACTTGTAACTGTCGGTGTTTTATCCGGTATTTCCGAAGCTTTTAACTTAACATTTACAATATTTGATTCTGGATGTACGTATTTATTTTTAGGGCGATCTGTAAATGCCATAGCCACACAAGCTGAAGTTGATATCATCACACTTACAGACAATATTGATATTATTTTCTTAAAAGTCATCGCAAGACATCCTTTTCAATCCAATCTTTCACCCAATAAACTTTCACCCTGCCTAAATCAAAAATTTCTTTGGTCTGATCAGATATTTCCTGCTCACGTCCATAATACACTTCACGTATCCCAGCAGCTACTATTGCACGTGCACACGCTTCACATGGATATCGTGTTATGTATATTTTGGCATTATAAGTAGATTTTCCATTAGCAACTGCCGTACAAATCGCATTAATTTCACTGTGAAGTGACCGACAATCTGACGGTAATCTATGATTTTTACTATCTTCACCATACAGTTCAATTCTTTGACAACCTTTAATTACGCACAAATTCCCTATAACATAATTAGAGCCGAATATGAGACTTCCAGCAGTAGTTAAAATTGCTGATCTAACTTGTACATCAGTAGTTAAAATTGCTGATCCAACTTGTACTTTATTACACCCCGAATTTTTCAAAGCGTATAAATTTGCTCTGTCCAAAATCTGATGTGCTAAATTGCGATCTTCCTGTGGTATATTGTTATAATAATTCATTATTTCACCTCTTTCTTCAAAACTTTTTCCGGCAATACTATATATTTAGCATTAGCCAATTCAAATCCTTTTACAACCCCATATTTTTTTGTAGGTATATCTTTTGCGATTGCTTGAGGATATTTGTATTTTTTACACCCTTTTTTATAAACGGTTTCTCTGTATTTTTTACCGCAACTACATTTAAACAGTGCCTGTATTGATAAACCTTCATTGTGTTTTTCTCCAACACTCCAAATTCTTCTTCCACATTCAGGACAAACACCGTAAAAAGAACGTACAAAATTACCGCCATTCACTACATCATATAGTAATTCATTGTAAGATTTCATCAAAACATCTCCTCCATGCTTGGTGTATACCTTCTTTTTGGCTTTCCTTCTTTTCGATACGCACGAATGTATTTACTTATTTCACACAAACAGTTTTCAATGCTCATTACATTCATATTTCTGTCATGCTTAGGGCAATCAAAAAACAGTTTATTTGGATCAAATTTTGATTCCTTGGGTATCCTATCATTTAATTCATCCCAGTGATCTCTAAGCCAAAATATACACTCATCGTATGTCATTCCGTCTCTATCTTTAAAAAGATAGTTCAAACCTTTTTTGCATCCTGGTCCAGCCACTGTAAATTCGTTTTCCGAAAATGGAAAATCAGGAATATATGTTAAATCTACAAATATTTGATAGGCTAAAAATTCACCTATACCGTATATACCCTTAATTTTTTGAAATGCTGTTTTTTGGTTATTAGCACTTATTATTTGTTTTTCATACCCAATGGCACTAATATCATCCAATAGCTTTAAAACCAAATCTGGCATGAACTGTCTTTTGCTGTAAACTTCAGGATAAAGATTTTTCAGCGCTAACTTTATTCCAGACGTGAAAAATACATTGGTGAAGAACAAATAATCAGGGTGTTCTTTGTGGTATTCATACATGGCGTCCTGATATGATTTTGTTTTATAGTTAGCAAAACTCATTGTTTCTCCCACGATTTCCATTGTCTCGTGTTTATTAAAAATACGGAACAGAATCGCATTCAATATTTTGTTTCGATAAGATATAAAATCATTTTCATAGATGTATTTTATGGCCCACCTACTCTCTCTATCATGTTCCCGTTTAACATTAGCGAATCTGTATTTTTGAATGATAGGGTCATCTGTAAACGGTGGATCTTTTTTCAATAAATCCTTCCTGACTCTTGCTTTATATCTATTTTTGATAAACCGAAAAAATAGTTGTAAATTTTCTTCGTCAAGTATAGGATCAGCTGTTTTTATGCGTATGGATCTGACTCCGCAATATTTTACATCTTTATTTTTCGTCCTCATAAATACTTGAACCCTCCCAAAATACTCTCTTGCACTCTTCACAATTAATATAAGAGTCATTACAACAGTTTATTTCGTTGCGCCAATTTGAATCTAAGTCACAAGGTCTTAAAGTTTTTAAGTCTAAATTCGGAAATAAAGATAATAAATCATGCAATTCATTTAATTTATCTTTTGATTTTCGAATAATTATAGCATCTTCTTTGTCATTAAGTTCCAAGGTGACAACAGAATTATATCCAATGTTTAAAACGCTCTGTATTTTTCTTGGGATATAAAGTCTACCAAAACCATCTAATCTTTGTAACGTTTTGTTTTTATTCAGTATCATAATATCCACCTATTTGGTTAAAAATTTAAATATTTTTCTTATTGTCCGTAATGCTTTTATCAGTTCTTTCATTTATCCTCACCATTTTTACAATTTTCTTTGTGAACCAACAATAAAAACCCGTAACCAAAAACAGCAATTAATATCTTAATCCAAATATCATCATACAAAATTATAAATGTTGTAAATGCTATGAAAAGTACAAGTAATACAAAATTATCTAGCTTATTCATTTTGTTACCTCCCAAGCTTGTAAATTCACTACATCAATACCAGTATTCTCTTTGACTGACGCTATGATTTCGTTGATTCCTACATCACGGTCACCCAAAGCAGAAATATTGATTTGATACCACTTGATAAAATCGTTAATACGTTTTTTACGGAACCCAAAATGATTATAAAGGATATCCAGACATAGCGCCATGTTTAGGATATTGTGAACTTCAATCAATTTTTGTTCCCGTTCTTTTGACTTCATTCGGTCAAATTCTGATTTCACCCGATCAAATTCTGATTTGTACTTTACATTTTTTTGCTTATTTTTCGGTAGTTTATACATTATGCACCTCCTGTACCGATACTAATATATTACCGTGAAAATTCGTCAGAGTCAAATTCAATTTTGTTAAATTTTCACGGTAATATACACAATTAACCTTTTAAAATCTCTTAAAATCTAAGCGTTGCGAAGCTTTTTAAATCTATCTGAAAGCGTTTCTGGGGTAACAGCAGATAGCACTATCTTTCCAGATTTTAAAATGATAACGCTTTTCACCCTTTTACCGTACGTAGCCTCAATACACAGGTCAGCGTCTTTGCGATCAGATATCATCCGTTTCACTGGAGCAGATTCTGGTGGGATGATAGCTTCGATTTCTTCACTATTTACATAGCAATTTGGTCCGATTGTTAGCATAGTATACCTCCTAAATTAGATACTCTTCATAATATAAACCTTATCAAAGCATTGTAAATATTTTGGGGGATAGCACCAAGTTAATTCCCCATCAATATAATACACCTCTTTTTGTATTTTAGAGGGGTTTTAATCCTCTAAAATATGTTCATGCGTGCTATACTGGTTGAACAATCGTTCCAAACTTTTAAATGCTGATTGTATTGTTCTGTCGTGATAATACCGTGACTAACATCAAACATTATTTTATCAAAATCCTTATTCAGCAGCTTCATAAACTCTGTCTTAGCTCTTTTTGAGTGGTGTTCGATGTCATGTACAAATGGAGTACCATCCCAATTGTGCGTCTTATTCCACCCTCTAAGGTTACATTTCATCATTTCATAATATTCTTTGATTGTCATTTTTGTTACCTCCAGTCATTTTTAGTTAACACCCGTATTGAATTTACAATAGCTTAATTTGTAAGCATATGACTTATAAGCTTTATTAATATCTATTGCGATTCTCTCAACTGATGTATTAACAGTTATTGTCTTATTAACAAAAATAGCATCTTCATCTTCTGCAAGAATACCCTCAATTTTATTCAAATCACTTTTTGTTCTTACATTATCGGTTTTAGGGTTTAAATCGAACAGCTCAGTGTTCCAATTTTCTCCGCTCTTCCAAATAGCCATATAGATATTTTCTACAGTACATTCGGATGCAAGCATCTTTGCTACTTCATTAATCATCATTTCTTTATCCTCCGTGTTTTTGGTTCTCTTTAACTTACAAGTATATTGTACTATACATTTTACAAAAAGTAAAGGGTTTTTGTGAAATTTTTTCAATAATTTTGTAAAATTTTTCAAGAACAAAAATTTGTGCGTTTAAGCTTGATTTATTTTTAATCCTGATAAATTATATGCTTAATTTACACTGATTTAGCGTATACAAAATTTAGTGTAAATTTTACATGGAAAATAGAGGGTTGAAGCCCTCTATTTATCATTTCTATTTATCATTATCGTATTCAATAAATCATCAATCGCTATCTCTAAAACCCGTAAATCAGTATGATATTCTGACATTGATTTGTCTCCATCTTTTATGATATTGTAGTCTTCAAAAGATTCTTTCATTTTGCTACTTTACTTGTTATGCGATTTCAATTTTGTTTGCATATCTTGGATTTTTAGCATTCATCTGAGAACCATCAAGATTAAATGTCAAGTGTTTGCTATCTTTTGTAGTTACATCATAAAAATCGCTATATTTTTCAGCAGTATGAGTACCTATATACATTCCTGTAAAAGCAAAAAGGTTAATTGTGACGGTTTCAGGTGCGTTCTGTTCTTCTGTTAATTTATAAATAACATTCTCTAAATCTTCTTTTTTCATTTTGCTATATCCTTTGATTCCTCTTGCCTTTGCTTCTGCTCTTAATTCCTTAACTGTCATTTTCTTGTCCTCCATCTCATTTCGTTTTTCTTTACCTTACAATTATATTGTACTATAGGTTTTCCAAAAAGTAAACCCCTTTTGTAAAATTTTTTCAAAAAATTTTAAGCAAGCTCGATACGGTTTGCATATCTTGGATTCTTGGCGTCTACCTGTAAACCCGTTTTATCGAAAGCCATCTTTTTTCCGTTTTTAAGAACTATTTCGTATCCATTTTTTGTTTTCGTTGCGATGTAAGTACCAAGATACATCTCAGTGAAAGCCTTTAAATTAACAGTTAATGTTGTTCCAACGCTTTTTGTAGTTCCAGGCTTGGTCGCAAATTTCGTTTTACAATACGTTAAATTGCGAATACCCTCATATTTCATAAGCTTTTTCCAACATTCGTGCTCAGTAGAACCAGTAATTGTTCTATGGATTTTATCAGATGCTTTTCCGTTATATTTCTTGTAAAAATTTAAAGTCTTCATCTATTTCCTCCAATCGGTTATTTCCTTTAACTTACAACTATATTGTACTATGTATACTGTAAAAAGTAAAGAGGTTTTTGATAAATTTTTTACAAAAAATTTTCTACTATTATATAAGACGTAGAATCTATTAAAAATTTCGTAATTTTTACTATCCAATAATCGGTTTTTTACAATATTGGATAGCTATTTTTTCGTATTTCCAAGCATTGGATAATTTTTATCGTAATTTTTACTCCAATACTTGGAAAAGTATCCGTTAAAAATAGCGAAAAATTTTATCCAATTCTTGGACGTAAAAAATCGGAAATTTTTCGCTAAAATTTTACGAAAATTTTTACAATACTGGAAACGAAAAAAGTGCTCCGAAAAAAAGTCATATCGTGACTTGACGATGAATGAATCCTTGTTATTTCGCCTATTTTTACCTATTTTTACGCCTATTTTTAAAATCAGGATTCACAGTAAATTTCTTGGAAAGCCTGATTTGCGCCTATTTTTAGCCTATTTTTAAAAAATCACGCTTTTCAATAAGCGTATAGCATTTGAGTGGTGTTCTACCTATTTTTAGCGCACGCACGAATTTCTTTTATATATATTTTTCTATTTTTTATTCTATTTTTATTCTATTATTTCTTGTATCTTGTATTATTGTATTTTTATTGTATTATTGTATTATTGTTATTCTTTTTTATTATATATATTTATATATTTTATAATAAGTAAGAAGAAAAATAGGTATACTTAGTAAAGCAAATTATATTTTTTAACAAAAACCATCCAAGAAAAAAGGAAAAAAAAGTAAGAAGCGACTTTTTTTCCTACCTATTTTTATAAAAATACCCTGTTAATTTTACCTATTTTTAAATTTAAAAATAGGTAAACCCTTGTTATTTACGCCTATTTTTAGCCTATTTTTAGCACGAATTTTAACAAGATGCCGATCTTGTATTAATTTCGGGAGATTTTTCAACGAAAAATGGCAAATTTACTTTACAAGATTTACGGACTGCGACCTGTGCGTGATCTAAATTGGATAATTTATTGAAATATAGGGTTTTTATTATTTGCGGTTTTATTGTAATTTTTTCGGATTTTCTTGGAAAGGAAAAATAAGGAAAAAACCGTATATTTATACGTTTTTACGTATATTTATACGTTCTTGTAAAAAATTTTGTATAGGCAGAAAAAGCTAAGATTACCATGCTTAACCAGTAAAATAGTATTTCCGAAATCGGAAAGAAAAATTTTTTATTGGCTATATTGTAAAAATCAGAACTTTTTGATCAAAATTATTGGTTAAAAATTTGCTTGAAAACGAATAAAAATTTCTTTACTTTTGACGAAATTTTTAGTAAAATAAAAGTGTGGAAACAAAATAAAGAAAAGAGGGCATGCCATGATTGATCATTATATCACGGTTAAGGTGCCCAAGCGCAAAATTATTCGGGTGAAGAGGATACATGATCCAGATCGCCCGAAAAAAAGAATTTATTTATTAGATTTTAGAGGCATCAGGGTTCCCAAAAATCCAAAAAATTATAAACCCCATAAAACAGATAATTGGGGAGGGAATAAGCCAAAATTCAATAATCCTGATCAGCTTCAAAAATTGTGTGATGAATATTTTGAAAGTTGTATGGGACCGATATTGTACAAAGGAAGAATTGTTAGAGATCACAATGGTGAGATTATAATTGGTAATATCAAGCCACTAACAGTATCTGGTCTTGCCTTATATCTGGGTATTACAACAAGTACACTATGGCGATGGGCACAAGGTACATTTGACAATTCAGAGGTCAGTGTACATAATAGAACCTATTCTGAAATCCTTAATCTGGCCAGACAACGTATTGAGAATTATGCAGAAACCAGATTATATGATAGAGATGGTGTATATGGAGCAAGATTTGTTTTAGACACATCATTTGGATGGGTTACTCAAAAGGAAAAAGCAGAGATCAAAGAAAAAGAGTTCAATATGAAATTGAAAAAGATGGAGTTTGAATTGAAAAAATCTCTTGCTGAAATGGGTGAATCCGCTGATAATTTGGAAATTAGAATAGTGAGAAAAACGGATGAAAATTAATATTTTGGGTACTAAATATGATATCCGTATAATAGATAAATCTGAGGATACACGTTTGGAAGAATCCGCAGGAATTTGCGATTACACGGATAAAACTATAATAATCGGTAAAGGGTATGACACCGATTTAAAAAAGCCGTTAGAAGCATTAAAAAAGACGATACGGCACGAACTTGTACACGCTTTTCTTTTTGAATCTGGGTTGGCTTCACAATGCTATTGGGCTGAGAGTGAAGAAGTCATTGATTGGATTGCTCTGCAAATGGATAAAATAAACCAGACCTATCAAGAAGCAATCAATGGCTTGTTTATTAACGGCTCTATCCCAATAAATTTATCAAGTTAGCGATGATTGTCGAAAAGCAAGTCAATCCAAGGTTCGAGGATTTTTTATTTGATTGGGATTACAAACACTATCTGTTGTTCGGTGGGTACGGTTCATCCAAGTCGTATCACATAGCATTGAAATTGATACTGAAGTGTTTGGAGGAGAAACGGAAAGTATTGGTTATCAGAGAGGTGTATGAGACAATTCGTGAGAGCTGTTTTGATCTCTTTGAAGAGATTTTATCTGATATGGAATTGTTGTCAGAAGATAGAAAAAAATCTTCACGGAATAAAGTCATATCAAAATCGTCTCCAATGTCATTTACCTTCCCAAACGGTTCAAGGATAATTTTCAAGGGTATGGACAAACCAGCGAAGCTAAAATCAATAAACAACGTATCTATTATTTGGATTGAAGAAGCTTCAGAATTAAAATATGCAGGGTACAAAGAGTTATTGGGTAGATTAAGGCACCCACAATTATCATTGCACATTATACTGAGCTGGAATCCTACAGATGAACAGAATTGGACATATAAACATTTCTTCATTGATGACGATGCAGACCCAGATCACAGGGTGAAAATGAATCCCAAAAAAGTGTACAAGTACAAAACAATAGTGAAAGATAATATCTATTATCATCACAGTGTTCCGGACGATAATTTATTTTTGCCTCATAGTTACATTGAACAGTTAGATGAACTGAAAGACTATGATCCAGACCTATGGAGGGTGGCAAGAAAAGGGGAGTATGGTCCAAACGGTACAAAGGTTCTGCCACAGTACACTGAAATGACAGAAGCTGAGGTGAACAGAGCAGTTGGGGCAATACCAGATGATTATCATTTTATTGGGTTGGACTTTGGATATGAGGTATCTTACAATGCATTAATAAGATGCGCTGTGGATGATGAATATAAGATACTGTATGTTTACGATGAAGTGTACATGAATCATGTAACTGATCCTGAATTTTCAAAGTACATTTGGCAGTATCATGATCAGCTTATCACAGCAGATTCCGCAGAGCCAAAGACAATACAATATTATCGGTTATCCGGATTCAGAATGAGAGGATGCAAAAAATTTCAAGGGTCAAGACTTTCAAACACACGTAAAGTCAAACGATTCCGAAAAATTGTTGTATCCGACAAATGTAAAAATTGTCAAAGAGAACTGAAAAACTTAACATACAAGATAAATGAGAAGGGTGAAATGTTGTATGATGAATTTAACATTGACCCTCATACATTTAGTGCAATATGGTATGCTTTGGATTTATATGAAGTACCAAATTTAAAACCAAAGCCAAGACATAGCAAGAAGGGAGCGGCATAACATGTCTGTATGGAATATTATAGACGGAATCAGTACATATTCCCTTCAGCAGCTTCGTGACTATGGGATTGTAACTGGGATGATCAGTGATGAGCTCACTGGATTATTCGGTACAGAGACATTGTCAGACATGGCTCATATAATTCATATGTACGATATTTATCAAAATGGAGCGGATTTCACCGCAGACAGTACAGGTGACTATACGCCATCCAGATTAAATTTCAAGTACATAAAAGAGCTGATTGACAAAGAAGCAAGGTTTTTGTTTTCTGCTTCTCCTGATATACGGGTGGAGTCAAAAGACCTTACGCAGAAGGACAGTACAGAGACAAATCAGGAATTACTTGAAGCAGTTTTAAAGCAGAACAAATTTTCAAGCAAGCTTGTAAGAGCTGCGAGAGATTACCTGATTGGTAAGCGCATAGCAATCGCTTTGAATGTAAACGAAACAGACGGAATTACAATATCATTTGTACCTTCGCTTGAGTTTGTTTATGAGACAGATCCAACTAATGTAGATAAGATAGTGAAATTCATACAGTTTTATAGTACTGTTGTAAATGACGATGCACTACAGCAGCGAATCTACAAGAAGAAATGGTTTGTAGATGAATCGGGATATGTAATTGTAAATGAAGGATTATATGATGGCAATGGAGATTTGATTGAAGAGATAATGCCAGATACAATTACAGAATTTAAAAGAATTCCGGTTGCTGTTGTAATTAACGGTGGGCTGACTGGAGACCCGTTTGGAGTATCTGATGTAGAATATTTGCAAGACACCGAATCAATCTACTCTAAATTGTCCTCCAAAGATATAGATAGTTTACGCAAAGGAATGGATCAGATTGTTGTTCTGATGGATGTTAATCCTCACACTTCAAGCGGGCTTTCCAGGGCAGCCGGAGCTTTATGGGATTTATCATCTGATCCTGCTTCTGAGGGTAAAACAGGTTCAGCAAATACCTTAGATAATTCAATGACGTATTCTGGAGCTTTGGATACTACGCTTGAAAGACTGAAAGTGAGTATGTATGGCGCATTAGATATACCAGACACGTCCAATGAAGGTATTCAGGGTATTATCACTTCAGGGAAAGCGATGAGAGCTGTATATTGGGGCTTAATCACTCGATGTAATGAGAAGATGTTAGACTGGAAACCGGCATTTGAATTTATTGTTGACGAGATAATGTATGCTGCTACATATTATCCAAATGTCGGTAACATGTATGTTGAAGTGAATGATCTGAATGAAGAGTACAATGTAGTAGTTGACAATAATTACCCTATTCTGGAAGATGAATTGGAAGAAAAAGATGCAGATAGATCAGACGTTGTAAGTCAGACAATGAGTCGTAAAGCTTACATGAAGAAATGGAGAGAGCTTACAGATGAAGAAGCAGAAGAGGAATTAAACCAGATAGCTTTGGAAGCTCAAATGTTCAGTGAGATGAATATGGGGTACCCTGCTCCGAACGAAATTTCAAATGCTGAGGGTAATGAATTAAAAGATGAAGCTGACTGAAAGAGGTTCAACATGCAATCTGATACCCGTACAATCTAATACCTATTAATACCTGATGCGAAGAATTTTTGTTTAGAGTAGATCATTATAGCTCTACATGTGGTGTATGTTTGCTAACTTGTTGATAACAGAAACTGACTGGTTAAGATATACATTGTATAAAGATGAGCTGAGAGGAATAACAAGGAAGCAAAACAACAGAGGTGTAACATGGCAAACCCATTTTCAGAAGCTAATGAAGGGAAAGTAGAACTATCCAAAAGTGCACAGCGGCAAATAAGAGAGCTGTATAAAAAAGCTTCAAAAGAGATAAGGCACAGAATGGAGACTGTGCCTGACAATGGGAATGTGTCATCCTCTATTCGGAAAGCTTATTATGAACAGCATCTCAAAGAGTTGGATAAGGTTATTGAGAAACTTGATAAAGATGTAGAAGACACTGTCAAAAATGCCGCAAGAAGATCAGCAAAACTACCTGTGACAGCTACTCAAGATTTTTTAGGGTCATTAAACATAGGCATTAATGGTTTAAGCGGAGCATTTTCATCAGTGCCGGAAGATGTAGTGAATAATCTTGTGACTGGTAAACTATACTCAGGAAGATGGAGCCTATCGGAATCTATTTGGGTAGGTAACAAACAGGTAAAAAAAGGGCTGAGTGAGATTATAGCTCAAGGATTAGCAGAGAACAGGTCAACATATGACATAGCAAAGGATTTAGAGAAATATGTAAACCCAAATGCAAAGAAAGATTGGAATTGGTCAAAAGTATATCCTGGTGTAAATAAAGTGGTAGACTACAATGCACAGAGATTAGCCAGGACAATGATACAACACGCTTATCAATCATCCTTAACTCAAACAGTTGCAGATAATCCTTTCATTGAAAAAATACGATGGAATTCAGCACATTCACACAGGGTTTGTGATATATGTAAAGAGAGAGATGGGAAGCTTTATCCAAAAGATAGATTGCCTTTAGACCATCCAAATGGTATGTGTTTCTTCACGGTTGAAATAGAAGATAGCATGACAGATATATCCAATCGTATTGCAGATTGGGCAAATGGAAAAGACGATAAAGGCATGGATAAATTTGCCAAGTCTATGTTTTCGGATGAGGATTTATCTAAAACAAAAGCAAAGGTGAAACCAAAAGTTAAACCGAAAACAAAAATAGAAGATAAGCCAAAGACAAAGACTAAAATAGAAGACAAACCGAAAACAAGAACTAAACCAAAGACAGAAATCAAGCCAAAAACAGAAACTAAACCAAAAGCGAAACCAAAAGCAGAAATAGAGCCAATAACTAACATCAAAGAATTAAGGAATGAATTAAAGCCTTTAATGAAACATATGAAAGGTGTTTTAAACAAAGATCAAATTGATTTACTTCTTAAAACAGTTGCAAGTAGACCAAGAGATGTACAGGATAAAATTTTCAAATATCAAAAGGCTTTAAAAGCATTAATTCAGATAGACGACGCATCATATTACAACTATGTAGGTAGATACATAGCAATAAATACTAATGAGTCAGATAAAACTGTTATTGCAACATTTTTTCATGAATTTGGACACTGTCTTGATAATAGTATACACGCTACAAATGAGTGGTACAGTGTCAGTAAAGAGGGCAGAAAACTTAAAGACATATTGCGTACAGATTGTGAAAATTTGATTGTATCTTCCAAATCTCTGAAACAGAGTGTTAAATCAGATTTTGCAGAATATGATTTGGAAACGAAAGGTATACAAGACATTATATCTGGATCTACAAGAAACTCTATAAGAGTTAAATGGGGGCATTCTACTGAATATTGGGATAGTGATAAAGATAACGTTACTATGGAAGCTGTTGCAAATATGTTCCAAGCGTATATGGTTGATGGTAAAACAGAAGAGCTGATGACTAAATATTTTCCAAATGCGTATAAACATTTTACGGATACATTTATTAACGGCAAAAATATTGTACAGGAGATTACATGATGGCTAAAATAGACGATTATATGGATGAGTATTATGATAGGTTTAACGATATATTTCCAACATTCAACTTTCAGACTGAGAGTACAGATAAATTAATTGAAAGGATCAAAGAATGTTTGGATAAAGATATCAAAGCAGAAAAACTGTATGGGTTTGATTATTCAGACGATACATTATATTGAAGCCAACCAGAGCTTATCTGGATATTATATTGACCTGTAAGGGGTTTTATTGACCACGCAAATTAATCGTGGAGAATGGAGGTAACAATGTTAGATTTTATCAGACGCATTTACAATTTACAGCTGCTTAACGCTGAAGGTGCTGGCGGTGATCCTGCTGGAGCTGGAGAGGGTGAAGGAACAGCCGGAATTGGCGAAGGTGGAGAAGGTTCTGAGGGTAACAACGGCGATGACGAGAAAAAATTCACTCAGTCTGACTTAAATCGTATCGCAGCTGCCGAAAAAGCTTCAGGAAAACGTTCTCTTTTAAAGAAATTAGGGTTTGACTCTGAAGATGATGTAATTGAATTTATTAATTCAACGAGATCGCAGCAGAATTCATCTAAGAGCGAGGAAGAAAAGCTGAATGACTCATTAGCTGCTGAGAAAATTAAAGCGCAGGAAAATGCGAGGAAAGCCGAAAGGCTTGAAAACAAACTTACTGTGCTGAAGAATCACGGCAAAGAGGAATATGTGGATGATATTACACTCATTGTAGAAAGTCGCATGGACGATGATACCTCATTTGAAAAGGCTTTAGCAGAAGTCAAGAAGCTTTACCCATCTATGTTCACTGATGGAGAAACCGGAACTGGTACAGGTTCGAGTTCAAATCCACCAAGAGGTAAAGGACAGAAATCTGGCAGCCTTGGTTCAAGGCTTGGTAAGCAGAGACGGGAATCAGTTAAATCAAATGATACTTATTTTTCAAAGTAAAGGGAGGCAAGTATGAGTATCACAAAAACAGAAGCAATTAACACGAAACAGATTTTATTTATGACTCAGCCGTATGCAGCAGTTGGTGTTGTTGTAGGCAATACTGGAGTTACGGCAGGTGAAGATGGTCGTAAAATTCTGAAAGCAGGTACCCCGATTGCAGGTGACTTGACTGCAAGAACTACGGCATTTACACAGGCAGTAGATTCGGGGTCAGGCACTACTACATCCAATGCAGTAGCAGTACTGGTACACGATGTAGATGTAACTGATGGCAATGCAAACGCAACAGCGCTTATTTTTGGGTTTGTTGATAAGAACAAACTTGACGCTACAGTTAAGACGCTTTGGACAACTGCGGCTATATCTGCGCTTGGTTCGTTAGGGATTAAACTGCTTGCGTAATTTAATAGGTCAATAAATAAGGAGGGATTACAACATGCCAAGCATTTTTGATTTAGTACAGTCAAATGAAATCGCAGCTTATTGGAGTGAACTTACACAGGATAGAGCACCATATTTAGGTGAAACCCTTTTTCCAAATAGCAAGAAACTTGGGCTTGACCTGAAATGGTTAAAGGGTAGTAAAGGGCTTCCAGTTGTATTAAAGCTTTCTGCTTTTGATGCACAGGCAGTACCAAGAGAACGTATCAAATTTGATAAAATTTCCGCTGAAATGCCATTCTTCAAAGAATCTCTATATATTGATGAAGAGCTTAGGCAGGAACTGAATAAAGTTCTTGAAACGGGTAATCAGGTATACATTGATTCTATCATGAACAGGGTGTTTGACGACACTGTGTCTCTTACGGAATCTGCAGCAGTGTCCAGAGAACGTATGAGAATGATGTTACTTACAACAGGTACAATTTCTATGGCATCTAATGGACAGTCTTATACATATGACTATGGTCTGGATGAAAATCAGAAGCCTACAGTTACAACCTCTTGGTCAGATGAAACCGCACCTATTATTGATGATATTCGGACATGGCAGAATGAAAGAGAAGATGCGACGGGTACAAGACCAACCAGAGGTATGCTGTCCAGAAAAACTTGGAATTACCTTCTGAAAAATGAAGAGATTCGGAACGGTATTTTGGGGAATAACAGCGCAGCTCCAGTATCAGATGCACAGGTCAGAACCTATCTCATGTCTATGCTTGACCTTGATCTGACTGTAAATAGCAAGAGATACAAGGATGAAGCAGGAGCTGTTAAAGCTTATGTACCTGATGACCTCATTGTTCTGTTCCCTACAGGAACACTGGGCAATACATGGTTTGGTACTACACCAGAAGAAAGCGACCTCATGTCAAGCAGTATCACAAATGTATCTATTGTTGATACGGGTGTAGCCGTTACTACTATGCAGAGGGTTGACCCTGTAAATGTAGAAACAAAAGTTACACAGATTTGTCTGCCGTCTTTTGAACAGGCTGATACGGTTGTAATTGCTGATGTAGCAACAGAATAAAATTTTGGAGGACAATTATGAAGGTGAAGATTACAAACGGGGTAGATGTTCTGACCGTGTCAAAATCCGCTTTTGAAAATTATTTTGAAAGCTTAAATTGGCGAAAAATCGGTGACTATGATGACGTATCTTCGCTGGGCAATAATTCGCTCAGCGAAGATATAAAAAACGAAAATACGGAAAATCTGGCAGAAGATACGTCACCTATCACCCCACCGAACTTCCCCCCCGTAACGGAGGATCAGGAACCTGACGAAAGAACTCTGGATGAAATTCCTTTGTCGGAAATGTCTGTAAATCAGCTCAGAAGTCTGGCTATTGAAAAAGGGATTGATATCAGCGGAGTGAAGACTAAATCGGAGCTTAGACACCGGATCAGAAATGCTGGGGTGTAATGTAATATGGATGATATTCAGAAGCTAAGAGCGATACTGCGTGAAGATGATTATCCAATGTTTAAAGATGAAGAGCTTCAGATGTTACTGGAAGAAAGCGGGTCATTGAAAGAAGCAGCTTACAATGGTCTGGTACGTAAATCAGAAAACACTCAGCTCAATATATCGGGGTTTACTACCAATGACACATCCTCTTATTTTTTAAGGTTGGCTGCGATGTACAGACCTACCAATACAGGAATACTGAGGGATTAATATGAAGATTGCAAAATTTCAATATCATCCTGTAGCTGTGGCAATAGAGTGGTGGGGTGAGTGTTACACTTTTTATCGCCAGAACAAAAATGAATTTGGGGGGTATAAATCAGGAGATACTTTGGTACAAACAATACAGGGTATTTTCCATACAGATGCTTCATCTTTCATTATAGTAACAACAACAGAAGATTCCGCTGTACAAAGTAAAACCAACAGTTACCTGTATTGTTTAGCTAAAGATATCAACGGAATACAGCAGGGTGATATGGTTCGGGTAAAAGATAGATTGTATCTTGTAAATGGGATAACTTACATGGATATAATTGCCGATATCTCATTAGAGGAAGTGAAGATACATGGCCAGGAGTAATCGAAGCGGATTGGATTTTGATTTGTCGGCTTTGTTAGAAAGTTTAGCTAACATGGATAATCGTATGGAAGCTGCTATTATGGCATATGCCGAAACTGGAGCGCAAAAGCTACAGAATTACGCTAAAACCCATGCAAAATGGACAGACCGTACAGGAGCAGCAAGACAAAGATTAAATGCAAAGGCAAAAAGAAAACCAAATGAGGTTGAAATTTCATTGGCTCATGGCGTGGAATACGGAATTTGGTTGGAGCTTGCGAATGAAAAGCGGTATTCAATAATTCCGGACACACTGAGAATTGTCGGAGCAAATGAAATTATGCCTGGGTTTCAAAACTTAATTGACAGAATGAGAAGGGGTTGATATGGAGTATACAATTTGGCAACAAATTTTTCTTGCTTTGAAAAATCAGGGTATAGATGTGTATGCTCCTGGCATGTATGTAGGGGAATGTACATCACCGTATGTAGTGTTAAAATCGTCTGGTTTAACTGATACTAACGCTGTATCTTCAACGTTAGCGACATATGATATAATGTGTTATGTACCAAAAAATCGTTATGACTATTTAGAGGAATACAAAGCAAAAGTAAAAAGTGCTCTTGATACTTTGTTCCCTATGTTAAGAGACGAACACACTGAAACATCTGATTTTTATGATGATGGAAAAAAAGCCCACATGGTCAGTATGACATATGGCAATTACAGAAAGAAAGCGAGGTAATAACAATGTCAATTAAAAAAGTCACTGAAATCCCTACAATAGACGTGAATATGGTTACCGTTAAGGCAGAGGGGTCAGACACAGAATATATTTTCGACACAGCAAACAGTATTGAAGTAGCACCAGAGACAGAAGAAGAAGATGCAGTGAAGTTAGTAGTGAAAGGCGTGTTAAAAGCTCAGAAACCAAGTGTCATGACAATCACAGGTAATACAATTACTTTAACTGATAATGTGTTTGCCCCTGAATTAGTGAAAATTCTTCAGGGCGGTACAATAAAATATTGGACAGACGCAGAACATTCTTCAACATCAGATACAGAAACAGAATTTGGTGTGGCTGGGTATACTCCACCTGTTGCTGGGTCAAATGAAAAGGGGGCTACATTTGAATTAAACGCTTATTCCGCACAGTATAATGCAGCAGGAGAAATCGTTCAGTTTGAAAAAATCACGTACCCAAATTGTAAGGGTCAGCCAGTAGCATTTAGCTCCACAGATGGAGAATTTAGAGCACCAGAATACACTATTATGAGTGCGCCTGATACGGGTCAGGCACCGTATACAATTACATATGTAGATGCTTTACCTGAGGTGGGTTAATGGTTAATGAATTAAAGATAACAAGTCTTGAAGATATTAAAAAAGCTGCAGAGGGTGAAGTGGTGGAGTTACCGCCATTTACAGAAAACATACCTTTTGTAGCAAGGTTAAAACGTCCATCAATGCTCAGCTTAGCTAAGTCTGGCAAGATACCAAACAGCTTACTGGGTACCGCTCAGGCTTTATTTGAGGGTAATATCTCAAGGAAATCAAAAGACAATGGGATAGCAGATGTCCTTGAGATATTAGAAATTATGGCCGAAGCTGCGTTGGTAGAGCCAACTTATGACGATATAAAAAATGCAGGGTTGGAATTGGCAGATGATCAGTTAACAGCAATATTTAACTATACACAGGAAGGGGTGGCTGCCCTTAATCTTTTTCGTAGGAAGTACAAGAATTCTGGAACTGATAACGATGTCAAAGCATTACCAAATAAGGCCAAGCGAAATCCTAAATATTCCAGATGAGTATACTGCATTTTGTATGGATGAAGCTTGTTCCTATATACGGAATATGGTGGATTCTGGAAAAGAACCAAGATTTAAAACAAAATTCAGCAGTTTTGCAGACATTTATAATCAATACGAATAGGAGGTGAGATCATTGATTAGTTTGGGTGATGCTATTGGTTATTTGACTTTAGACACCAGCGGATTATCAGATGGTTTATCCTCTGCTGTTCGTGATTTAAGAGAGTTCAGACAAAATGCAGAAGATTCCGGAAGCAGGGTTACAGCCCTTTCCTCCACTTTCGGAAAAGTAGGATCAACCCTTACAACAACATTAACTCTTCCTTTAGTAGGTGCTGGAGCAGCATTTGTAAACTATGCGTCAGACATGGAAAATGCATTAACGAAAATACAAACGCAAACCGGAAGCACAACGGAAGAGATGGAAGCATATGAACAGTCCTTAAAAAATATCTATAGCGGAGGTTATGGGGAATCGTTTGAAGATGTTGCAGATGCTATTTCTGAAGTATCTAAACAGATGGATAGTTTAGACTCAGAAGGTATTGAAAGCGCTACACAAGATGCTTTGGTACTTCGAGATGCGTTTGAATACGATGTAAGTGAATCTGTTCGGGCAGCAGATACTCTTATGACTAATTTTGGGGTTACATCAGAAGAAGCATTCAATCTTATTGCAACTGGAGCGCAGAACGGTTTAGACTATTCAGGTGAATTGCTTGATAGTATCAATGAATATTCCGTGCAATTTAAAAAGGTTGGAATGGATGCTGATGATATGTTTAACCTTTTTCAGATTGGTATGGAAAGCGGATCATTTAATTTAGATAAATTAGGAGATGCAGTCAAAGAATTTTCTATCCGTGTTATTGATGCTTCGGATACCACCAATGAAGGATTACAAATGATCGGTTTAGATGTGGATGAAACCGTATCTAAATTTGAACAGGGCGGAGATGCAGCCAGAGAAGCGTTCATGCAAGTCATAGACGGATTGGAAGCAATGGAATCACCTTTTGAACAGAGCATAGCAGGTGTAGATTTATTTGGTACTATGTGGGAAGACCTTGGACCAGAAGTAGTATTATCTTTTAATGATATAACAGATGCTGCATACGCTACATCAGATGCGATTGGAGCTATGGACACTGCTCAAACAGAAACTCTTTCAGGAGCTGTAACAAGACTGAAGAATAATTTTCAGATATTAGCTGCTGAACTTGGTGAATCCATAGCACCTATCGTGGGAAGGATTGCAGACGCTTTTGCATCTTTAGCCCAAAAATTTAGCGGTTTGAGTGATGGTACTCAAAGGTTTATTGTAATAATTGGAAGTATCGCAGCTGCAGTTGGTCCTGTATTGATAATTGTAGGTAAAGTTATTACTGCTGTTCAAACGCTTATTCCTGTGATACAAACTATAGTTACTGTTATTACTAAAATAAACCCTATTATTGCTATAATTACAACAGCAGTAGGACTATTGTTTGCGGCATGGAATACTAATTTTATGGGCATCCAAGAGAAAACTCAGCAAGTATTCACATTTTTACAGGGTTTATTCCAATCATTTATAAGTATAATCCAGACCGTTTGGACTACATTTGTGAACGCTTTACAGACTATATGGAGCGGTATTTGGGATAGTATCGTGTTAATATTTAACACGATAAAAGACAATATATTGCTGGTACTTGATACTTTTATTGCAATCTTTACAGGTGACTGGAGTACGGCTTGGGAAAATATCAAACTCATATTTCAAAATACTTGGAATATGATTAAAGGTGTTGCAGAGAATATCTGGAACATTATCAAATCCTTGTTCGGAGACTTTTTAAATTCTCTTGTGAGTGCTTTAAAAAGTATTGGCTCATCCCTTTTAAGCGCTGCAGAATCAGCATTTAACGCAATAAAAGAAGGGTTTCAAACAGTTTGGGAAGCTATTACAGGCTGGTTTAGTAAAGCTGTAGAAGACCCTGTTGGAGCTGTTGAAGATTTAGGGAGTGCGCTTTTCAATGCCGGAAAAGCTGCTTTTAACAAGCTTTGGGACGGATTCAAAGCTGTTTGGAATAAAATCACCGGATGGGTTGAAGATATTTTCGGATGGATATCAGATAAATTCAGCGCAATACGAGATAAAGCCGCAGGAATCCGTGAAGAATCTAACAATGCAAGAAGTGCAGATACAAATGGAAGCTATGCTGTAGGACTGAGTTATGTACCCTATAACGGGTTTGTAGCAAAGCTCCATGAAGGTGAGAGAATTCTTACTAAACAAGAAGCGCAGGACTATAATTCACGTAGAATTTCAAGTGGTGGAGACACATACAATTTTTATAGTCAGGCAAAATTAACGCCGGCAGAAGCAGCACGAGAAATGAAAAAGGCCAAAAGAGAGCTTATGCTTGGATTTTATTAGTTGGGGGGTGAGTTTAATTGGATTATACAAGTATAAAATTAACAAATCTTACAACTAATGAATCTATTGTGATATCTGATTTACCTGAAAATTTTGATTTAGTATTAGAATATGTTGATTGGAGTCAGGTTGAATCATCAAGCAACTATATCAAATATATCAATCTTATCGGTGAAAGGCTCACCAGCGTATCGTTGAATACAAGAGAGATTGAAATAGTTGGGTGGATTGTAGCTACAAGTCAGGAAAATATGGAGCTGAAAAAGCGTAATTTAAACCGTTTTATCAATCCACTACAGGAAATCCAGCTTGATTATGATAGGTACTCAATAAACTTTAAACCAGATAAATCTATTGAATACAACAGCCAAGATTCCAGCGAAAATTGCGATGTCCTTTGTAGATTCTTGATATCTGGTACAGCTGCTATCCCTTTATTTCGGTTAACATCAGAGGATGTTTATAGAGATACGGCAATACAATCTGTTCCTTTATTTCCTTGGATAAGTCCAATAAATAAAGGGTTTGTGTTTGGTATAATGTCAGAATATACTGTTAGTAACGTCATGAATGAAGGGGATGTTGATCAGGGTTTTGTATTGAGGTTAGTAGCAGCACACGGTGATGTAACCAATCCAAAAGTAACCGATAATAAAACAGGTAAATTCATTCAGCTATTATTATTCATGAATGAAGGCGATATTGTTGAAATTTCAACAGAAACAGGTAACAAATATGTGCACCTTATTCAGGGTGAACAGGTTACAGATATATTTCGATACGTTTCTGAAAATTCAACGATGTCTTTGAATTTATCTGTAGGTGAAAATGATTTATCAATAACAGCAGATACCAACCAAACGAATCTGACTGCTACAATCCGATTTTCACCGATGTGGTTGGAAGTTCAAAAGTAGGTGATAAAGATGGCTAATAGTATGTCTTTACACTCTGATATCGAAATATATGTGGTTGACCCTTTTTCGTTGAATAAGGTGGCAATAATTGATGTATACGAATCATTACAGTGGCAGCCTGCCTATAGCGAAATTGGATCATTTCAGCTTGACTGTCCTATTGAATATTTTGAAACGCTTGCTTTAGACTATCTGATTGTAATAACTGCTGATAAATATCATGCCGGAGTTATACAATACAAAACAAAAACTGTTGACGATGAAGGAGCAGAAAGTGTAACCGTTAAGGGTTCTATGTTGGAAAGTATATTGAATAATAGGATTTTAGCAGGTTCTTATAATTACAATAACACAGAGCCAACAACTGTTGTAAATAATTTGCTGGATGCTACTATTGTAAACCCTACAGACCCAAAACGAAAAATTTCAAACTTTATTGTTGGTGATTTGGTTACATCAGATAAGGGTACAATAACATATGGTGCAGAATATGTAAAACTTGGTGATGAAATTGTTGATATATTATCGAATAGTGATATAGGTTTTAGGCTGTATCCTGATTTAGAGAATAAAAACTATATCTTTGATACTTACAAAGGTGTAAATCGTACCTATCAAGCAAACACTGAAACATCAATAACAACTTTAATCTTAGAAAATTATATAACAAATGGAGATTTTGAACCTGATTTATCCGGTTGGAATCAGATAAATAACCTATACTCAAATTATTCACAGAAATACAGCGTGAACGTTTTGGATGCAGGAAGTGGGGATTACATACTACAAAAAGAGAAATTACAAGATCAATACCCTGTATATGAAGTTGATGATGATGGAAATACGGTGTATGACGATGAAGGAAATCCTGTGATTGATCATTATGAATTCCGATATTTACCATCAGGATATTTACAGCAGCTTGTCAGTGTAAATACGGGTCATATATACTATGTACGATTTAGCGTGAGTAATCCCACAAAATCTGTGTTAGGGTTCGGAATAAAGGAAATAGGCAACGGATGTATCATTCAAGCTCAGAAAAACGATAATTTTGTTGTTTACAGCGCTTTATACGCGCCTGATGAAAGTAAAACGCTTGATTTTGTTATCGGGTATGGTGATTTACCGGATGAGAATCAGCCCGCTGTACAAGTAGATTATGCGTTATTATTGGATTTAACAGAAATATTTGGTATGGGTGAAGAACCTTCACTTGAAGAATGTGATTCTGGAGTTTACTATGAAAACGGGTGGAAATATGATCAAAAAATTGTATCTTTTATACCAAAACCTGCTGATCTAATCGTGTTTAGTAGAGACAGGGAAACTTTGCTTGATTTAGAGTACACAATAGACAACGAGAATGAAACGAATTTTTTATATGTACAAGGTTCTGAACAAGTAGTTACGATTGACAGATCAAAAACCGGAATAGCAAGAAAAGAATCTATTGTTGATGTTTCCAGCGATTTACCTCAAGAAACAGATGGAGTCAGCATACCAACAAATACGTACTTGGAGATGTTAAAAACCAGAGGTGAAACAGAATTAAGATTACTATCAACCAACGAAATTGTTGATGGCAGCTTGTATATGGGTGGTACTAAACAATACAATCAAGACTTTTTCCTTGGGGATGTTGTTATGTGTGCTGACAGCAAACTTGG